ATCTGATTCAAATTGCACAGTCAAAGTATTCTGCGAAGCGTCATACTCAGTGAAATCGTTCTCAACAAACTCAGGCATACTTCCATTCTGCTCAAGAAACTGATTAATGAAAAAACCTGCAGAATCACCGATCGCACTCTCAACAACACCGATGGAATAAATGCAATTCGGCAACAACAAAGTTTTAATCTTGTCAGAAAGCATACGGGAATACGTGGAGAAGGCAACGTTGAGCATCTTATCCCACGAATTAACACCCTGACCCAACTTGTCTCGGCGCAAAGCGTTGTAATCAGCGTCAAATTTCGTTTGCTTCTTCATGAAAAATTTCACAAGCCTCAATGTACCATTCACAAAAACATCATCAACCTCAGTGAAATTCCGGTGATCAACTTGCTTCGCATTCAACGCTTCAATGTATGATTTGATGTAGTAACTCAGCTCTTCATCATCCACAACAAACTGTTCGGCAAATTCGTCGCTTTCAACTGGGTGACGCAAAAATTTATTGACACCGCCTCGAAGTTTGTTCAATTGTTCCTGAAATTCAACTGCAGCTGAGAAAACCTTAGTTTTCTGACCGTATCTACCAAAAAGAGTGTTTAAAGCCATCACTTTATCCTTCGAACAGTACCTTCTGGCGACATTATTTGGAACGACGGTCTTACCAACCACAGCGAAATCAACATTATCACAGAACGTGCTCGCAACTTTAGCAGTACCCTGATCAACACCACTAATTGCCAATTGTTTCACACTTGCAAACTCAGATTCGGGGCAATACAGATCAATCAATTTGTCAACAAGAGGTAGAATATCAGTGGCTGCATACCGGACATTAGAATATACCGGTTCATCATCATACCTCACCATGGCCAATGGCACTTGATTGTTACAATATGTCGACTCAACAAAATTCTGGCGCGTTCTAGCCAACATCAGCGGTATGTTCGTATCTTCAATCTGCAAAATTGTTGTTTTAACGACACCCTGTGAATCGTAAATGACAAGACGATCAGTATGCCTAGTTAGCGCAACAATGACGTGTTCAAGCCTGTTGACCAAAGCACTTGTGTCGATAGGCTCAATCACCCAAACCATATTGCGCACAGTGCTGCCTTTCCATTCATGTATGG